TCACAAGTGTGGACGGTTTGTGGACATTCCACTTAGCGGATTTAGCATTATTGCATCCTGTAAATAGTCAGGTGCAAAGTGCGCATAAGTCATGGTCTGCTGAATGTTTGCATGTCCAAGTATTCGTTGGAGTGCGATTATATTTCCACCCTTCATCATAAAGTGGGTTGCGAATGTATGCCGTAAAGCATGAATCGCTTGCCCGCGAGGGAGGTCTGGTTTTACTTTTTTTATTAGCTTATAGAACGTCAGATAATGAGTTTTAAAAAGCGGCCCGGTTTCTATGGTTTTCACCTGGTCGGCGATATCCTGTGAAATCGGTACGGAGCGTTTTTTCCCATTCTTCGTTTCAATAAACGTCACTCGGTTATGAATGATGTTTTCTGCCTTAAGGCTCTTAGCCTCTCCCCATCTGGCACCTGTTGCCAAACAGAGTATGGCTATACGCCGTGCATCACCTTTCGCCGTGTCTAATAGTCTGGTGATATCTTCCGATGATAAGTAAGACATTTCAGGCTGTTGCGTCTTAAGACGTGCAAGCGATCTTATTGGATGTTCACCGAAAAACTCCTCAGCTTCGATCATCACACTGAATACACCACTAAGTACAGCAAGGGCGTGATTTATTGTGGATGCCTTTATACCATTAGCCAGCCGTTTTGCACGGTAATCCATGAGTAAACGGTTGGTAATCTGGTACATCATCGGATCACCCATGTCATTGCATATGCCCTCAATCGCATTGAGGCGCTTACTTCCGTGCTTCAAATTACGCCCGTGATAATCCCACCACTTCGAGATAAACTCGCTTAAACGCCGCTTATCAGCAGGTTTACTTAACCATTCTTTATTATGGAAGTTGGCGATCACATACTTTTCAAAAGCGAGTGCATCGCTCTTTCTATCAAATTTACGCCGGATGCGTTTTCCTTCGCGCCCGTGCGGCCGTAAGTCCACTTCGTAATGACCATCATCAAGCTTCTTAATCGACATAGCGAAGCCCTCCGATGTAATAATCATTTTGAAACGATATTTCAAAAATGAATACTTTATAAATACTTAACCAATCTTTTTGTCTGATTGGGGAGATATTATTTTGTCTGGCCCAGAGTGCGCGAGAGCCGGTGCGATTTGCCCGGTTTCCGGGTTGGTTTCGTCGAACATGAACCAACTTTGATACTTCCTGAATCTAGGGTGCTTAAAAAATTTCATTCCTGCCTCCATAGACATTTTCATTTTTCCAGATTCATACCCATGATAAGTGTGGTAATTAATCCCTACTAAATCAGCAACTTCCTTTAACTTTAGACGTTCTGACTCCCGTATCAGTTTCAATTTTTCATTTTGAGTGATTGACATTAATTTGCGGATCCTCTAAATTTTGTTCGAAATGAAACCTCAAGTAATGCCAAGACATAGTTTTAAGCGTCACTAGGCATCACAAGAGAACCACAGGAGATGTTAACAGATGTTAATCGATAGAAAAACAATGAGCTTCGCAGAGCCGGAGCCAATTACACCTCGCGAGTTCTGCGCCCGCACTGGCCGTAGTTATGGCTCGGTTGTGAACATGATGGATCGCAATCAGTTACCAGTTCACCGCGAGGGCCGTCCAGGTACCAAGCGACCACGCCGTTTCATCCTGTGGAACGAGTATTTAGAAGCAATGGCGAAAACTCGCGCCCTTTGCACCGGTGCAGAGCGCGAATGGATTGAAAACATAATTCGCAAGGATGCATTGACGGTTAAGCGCAATGCCAAGGTGGGGCGGAGCCAAGGCGGGGCTGTCGCATGAGTTATCCACTAACCACCGCAAGCCGAAACAAGACCCCCTATCGCGGGTTCACAATTAATTTTCGGCGTAGAACGGCCGTTAACTTGCTCAATCGCTATGAGGTTTTTTTGGGTGAGCAGTCTTTCGGCTTGTTTGATGCTCTGGCACTTGCAACCAGCTTTATTGATCAGTTGCATGCCGAACGTGATACGGGAGTCGCAGCATGAAATCACCTTGCCTACAGATAGCTAACGCCATATTGCGCACGCACAGTGCTGATATAGCCGAGTTAATCAATCGCTCAGTAGGGAAAGATGGAATTTATTCAATAAGAACAACGCTTCATCACCGTGAAAGAAATTCTATTGCCAGTAATACCCTTGCGGGCTTAAGCATGATTACCGCCATAGCGTGGCAATTGCGTGAAAACGAGTTAGCCACTTTCCACCAACTGAACACAGCAACGCAGAAATTCCGTGAATCAGGTGTTCTCCCCCCTCTGTTTAATGAAGAGGTGTTGACATGCCAGGGCAACTAATTGAATTGACTGGAGGCGCATTAATCATGTTGGCCGTGCTTATTTGGATTGCTGTTTTGTCTGTCCGCGCCGCAATTCGTGATCACCGCCATCGCACCAGTATCAAGAAAGAAGTCGAGCGCAAAGAGCGCCAACAGTTTTAGTAAGGTTTTACTCACATTTATTTAAGGTGAATCAAATGGCCTGTACTTGTTTTAACGATGTTGCCGCCAAAGCAGATTCTGCATTGCGGGAAAAACACGCTGATTCAATCGGTAAAGTTGACGAATCACACTTTGACCGTGAAATGCTTTCGTTTAGCCGTGGCGATTATTGCCCTGTTTCTCTTAATTATATTTTCCGTTATTACCGAAAGAAAAAAGACGGCACCAGTGAACAAAGAATCACCAATTCAGATGTTTATATAGTGATTAAGCATTGTCCATTTTGCGGCACAAAATTTGACGGAAAAGCGGTCTGACAGTTTCTATTTATAAATGGATATTTAGGGGGCGGTAATGAAACAAGCATATTCCACATTAATTAACGACCTGTTGCAGCAATACCACTTCAAGGCCGAAAACTTGCGCATCGCATCCGCTGTTGCCGACGAGGTGCGAACGTTTTCGCTAAATGATTATGCCTTTCGTCTGAGTGTTGGTCTGGAAGGGCTACTCAGTGCCGCGCAAGCATCCGGGGATCAAGATAGCGCTCAGGAATTAGAACTACTGGTCACGCAGTGCAATAACGGCTTTATTCCTAAGCCACTTTGTTCACTGGGTGAAATTGCGGCGTAGGTTTTCGGTGCCTCACATCTGAGTGAAACACCGAATAGAAGTTGATTGATACCGGATATAAAGGACTGTTAATAAATGGGGCGATTAATTAGGCGTACCGCCAGCAATCCAAGAAATAACTCTTTCACTAATAGAGAGTTGTTCACGATGCTTCATTTCAAGCGAAATAGAGGCTCTATTTCTAGCTGGATTATTCAAGCTGCTCAATATGGTGCTGTCGAATTCTTCCAGCATAGTAAGGCGTGCTTTAGCCTCATCAATACTAAGATTTGGCAAAGCATCTATAAGACCAGAATAACGTTTTGCTTGCTGTCTTGCCGATTCAGCCTTTCGGCTAAATTGCCAGGCGATACGGCAACCACTAAGCACAGCGATAATGGCACCAAACAACCAACTGAAACTACTTGTCGCAAAAATAGAAGCGCCAAGAATCAGTGTTATAGCATTAATGAGAGTATCAATACGGCGATTTACTGTTTCAGTCATAACTTCAAGCCAGTAGCTACACCAAATACGAAAACGAATTTCATGCTCAGTTGGTTGTTTGTTCATCAAGATTATTCCTCGTCGTCAGTTTTTTTCTCTTCTGGCGGCGCGGGTTTATGCAAGATATGGAAATCGTTTGTATCGACATCGCGCTGCACCAGTGTGTGTACTTCATCTTCTGTGTTGCTCATGGAGGCTCCATTTAGTGGGGGATTAGTTATGCCTAATGCTCTGGCGAGAACAACGAAGGCATAACAAAAATACCACAAAACCATGCGCCGGGCATGGCTAAAACCCGGCACAGATCAGAAAGCGCATCTGCTTTTAAGTGTGTTTTCTGATAAGTCACTGTCATACCGAGAGGTGCATGATGGAGCAAATAAAGTCGGACGAATCACCACTTTCAATGCAGGAATGGAATCAGAAAGTAGGTTTACGGCATTTAGACCGAATAAAGGAACTGTTTAAAAAGGATCCAAATGAAGAGTTTGAACGGCGCTTGGAATCATTAAGCAGGGGAAAGACAAAAGGCATTATTTATTATGCGGCTGGGATAAAGAAAGACAGCCATGACAAAAAGTTTAGAGAACTGGAATATCACGAAAGAAAAGCAGTACGTAAAGCGGCGTTGGATTTATGGGTTGATTTAAATTCAATTCCAAAAGACTTGCTATAAAGAAATAAAGTTTCAACTGGTTATTAAACATGACGCACTTACCGCGTCGGAATTCCTATCATCTAAAATAAGGAAAATATATGCCTACCAATATTAATACTATTAATGCAATTAAAGGGCTGACTTGCTCTATTGAGCACTTTAAAAGTGTTGAGGATATTTTTAATGCTGACATGCGCCACCCCATTCAACATTTAACGAATGCCGCAACTGAAATCGAGCGTCTTAATAGTGAAAATATTAAATTGCGGAGTGAAATAGAAAAGTTAAAAGAAAACACTATCACCGCCATGCAAGTCCAAGCTAACAGCTACCGCGAACGCTGGAATACAATTATTGACGCTATCACAGCTACGGATGCCGGGCGCGGCCTTCTTCGCCGTGGTATGGATATTGACATTGTTACCGACAAAGCCGTCGCTGTCATAAATAAAACTGAAGCCGACCGCAAGGAAGCCTTGCACACAGCGGAAGCATTTCAAAAGACAAGATTAACAGTGGAGCCTACCCGCGATCTATTCGATGCCTATTCATATGCATATTTTACCCATTTCACTACCGGTCATGGCATTTATGGACTTACTGCCCGCCGCCCAGGGAAATTTACCCGCGCACAATATGCAACCATTTCATCTGAAATCATTGATGAAGTTATCCGCGCATCATCAATACATCCTACGTGGCCGACTGATGCAGTTCACGCCGTCTCTATTCTAACGGAAGAATCCGGCGAGTTAATGAAAGCGGCTATTGAGTACCATTATAACAATGGTGATATAGAAGCCGTTCGTGAGGAGGCCGTTCAAACAGGCGCAATGGCTTTACGTGTTTTGATGCATATCGATAAATACAAACGTCCATCTGACGAAAAATAAACACACACCCTCTATCGAATTGCGTTAGAGGGAATTTATCTTATGAGGACGCAAAATGAAAAGTAATAAATTAGTTATAGCCATTGCAGGATTTTTTGCCGCAGTAAAAAAACCGGGCTTTGAGATTAATAAACTTTTGTGCAAGTTCAGCGCACGTTATCGCGCTAGGCGATGGTTAAAAAGTAACTGTCTTATTCTGGATACCGAAACAACGGGGCTTAGTGGTATTGCTGAAATAATTGAAATCAGCATTATCGATTGCACCGGTAAAGTATGGCTCAATACGTTGGTTAAGCCTCGCGCCCTCATTCCAGACGAGGCAACCGCTATTCATGGAATTACGAATGAAATGGTCGCTGCCGCACCAACATGGCGCGATATTCATTGGCAACTCATGGCGCTTATCCATACCAAAACATTGGTTATTTACAACACTGATTTTGATGTCCGGTTAATTATGCAGACGATGGAAATAAATAACTGTGGTTTTGCTTATCTTGAACTTAATGCTGAATGCGCTATGCGCAATTATGCCGAGTACTACGGCCAGCGGGATGAAAAGCGTAATAAATTCAAATGGCAAAGTCTGAGTAATGCAGCCAAACAGCAAGGCGTTGTTATTGATGGAACGCCGCACCGTGCATTATCTGACTGTAAAACAACGCTGGGTATTATCCGCGCCATGGCAGGGAGAAAATTATGAAACGTATTTTCTCACCGCTAAAATGGGCCGGTTCCAAGGGCCGTATTATGCCAATCTTGCGCCAGCACTTACCGGCAGGAAAGCGCCTAGTCGAGCCGTTCGCCGGTTCCTGCTCCGTCATGCTGAATACTGATTATGACGAATATCTCATTGCTGATATTAACGGGGATTTAATTAATTTCCATCAGCAATTACAAAAGGATTGCGAAACAATCATTGATTTTGCAAAAGAGCTTTTCAGCGTGGATAACACCGAAGAGAATTATTATATAAATCGTCAATGTTTCAATGAACGCGAATTTAACGATGTATATAATGCTGCGATATTTTTATATTTAAACCGTCATTGTCACGGCGGTATTTGCCGTTATAACCAAAAAGGGGAATTCAACGTTCCCTACGGAAGATATAAAGCGCCATATTTCCCCGAAGCTGAGATTCGCTATTTTGCTGAAAAAGCCAAAAAAGCCACGTTTGTATGCTGTGACTTTTCCAAAGCATTAACAATGACCAGACCGGGCGACGTGGTTTATTGCGATCCGCCTTACATCCCAACATCTGCGACCGCAGATTTCACTAGTTATCACACCGGCGGCTTTAGTTCTAATGAGCAATTTTGGCTCTCTGAAATACTCACGATCACAGCAAGTCAAGGCTGTCACGTTATTGCATCGAATAGCGATACCCCACACGGCCGGTATCTTTACGAAAGTTTTGATATTCACAGTATTACCGCCCCCCGCTCTGCCAGTTGCAAAGCAGATGGGCGTAAGGCCGTGGGTGAAATTATTGCAACCTTGAAGGCGGCACACACCAACGGTGCATATTTAGCCAAGCCATTATGGATGGGCATTGATCTGGCCGGTGCTTCTGAATGACCGAGCATTCAAACGGTCTCATAGCTCCAACAACGCCGTTACCTTCTCAGGGTAGCGGCGATTTATCCGTTGCCGCGACTTATTGGTGGAACACCAGACACATACCCGCAATCGGTGGTTATGAGTTTTTAGCGCCCGTCACAGTTGCGCGGAAACTAAAATCTCATCCGCTGGTTGTACGCTATGTAAAACGCCTAAATGCGCTGGGCTACACCGAACTACGAGAACCAAATAAAACCTTACTTAAGATGCGCAAGGAACGCGCCGAGCTTGAGCGTCAAATCTATTTGCGCGAAAAACAGCAATGGGCGGATTCACCGCAAGGTGTCGAGGCCCGCATTGATCAGCAGCCTATTTTTATTAAGTCACATTTTCAAAACAAAATTAGATGGTTGCGTGAAAACCATGGCGATAAACATACCAATGCATTCTTAACCGGCACCGGCAAGAATGCATTGTTACGTCTGGATGCCGTACGTGAATATCAGGGTGTGAGCAAGGGCCATATTTCTGAGTTAATGGTTTATTTACAGGGTATCTATAGCCATCTTGCAGAACTGAGCAAACGCCGGGTTAAGTCGCTAGCGAATGTTGTCGCTGGTCGCATTAATGAAATGTTTTGCACTGAGGTATCAACACCCACAGACGAAACCCGCACTTTATCTGATGCCGAGTTATTGACCATTTATCGCAATATTGCGCTTGAAGTGTGGTCATTGCGCGTCAGGCCGTCGCACTGGCGTGAATTAGGGTCGAAGCCAGGCCAGCAGGATGAGCCAGTAGATCGCACCACCTTTTATTCCGCCATTGCCAGATTGATTAATCCAGATTGGTGGGAGCGTAAATTGTGGCGGTTGCGTAATGACTGGCGAGAAAGCCAGTTACGCGCAGCAGGCTTGATCCATAAACGCGCCGCACCCTATGTCAGTAAAGAGGCATTGGCTGACTGGATAGAGCAAAAGCGCCGCAACCGTGAATTCTTTAAACGGCATGAATTAGTTGATGATGAAGGCAACACCGTTTCTTTAGAGGCAATGGTGGATGCCAGTATCAGCAACCCGACTATTCGACGCCATGAGTTAATGGCGCGCATGAAAGGGATCGAACTGGTCGCACAGTCGCGTGAGGATGTGGGGGTGTTCTACACCATCACTTGCCCATCCAAATATCACGCCAACAACCAAAGCGGCCACGCTAACCCAAAATGGAACCACACCACGCCACCACAGGCGCAAGCCTATCTGACAAAGCTATGGGCCAACATTGGATCCAAGCTGGGCCGTGAAAACCTGCGCGTTTATGGTTTTCGTGTTGCCGAGCCACATCATGACGGCACACCGCACTGGCACTTACTGCTGTTCATGAAACCGCAAGAACGCCACGCTATTACTGAGATCATGCGCGCCTATGCTGTAAAAGAGGATCGTGCCGAATTGGGTAAGCGCACCGGTGCCCGATTTACCGCTAAACGGCTGGATCCGAAGAAAGGCAGCGCTACCGCCTATATTGCTAAATACATCAGTAAAAATATTGATGGTTACGCGCTGGATGGCGAGCTAGACAATGAAACCGGCAAGCCGATGAAAGAAACGGCCCGCTTTGCTATGGCTTGGGCATCACGCCACCGTATCCGCCAATACCAGCCAATAGGCACCCCGCCGGTGACTGTCTGGCGAGAACTGCGCAAGCTAAGTAATCAACTTATTACTACCCTCAAGATTTCCGGCACCTATCAGCGGGGCAAGCCGCTATTGCATGATCCCGCAATGGATGCAGTCACCGCCGCCGCCGATGCTGGCTGCTTTGCTACATACATCATGAAACAAGGCGGCGTACTTATTCCGCGCGAACAATACACCGTGCGCATCGCCTATCAGGACAACGAGCAGCCCAACGCCTACGGCGAAACCACCGAGAAGATTTTCGGCATCTATTCCCCGCTTTTGGGCGAGGCGTCACGCGTCTGCACTCGCTTAAAAAGCTGGAAAATTGTTGCACTCCAAAAGGCGAAACCCGCCGTTGCCGTGGGGGTTGATGTTTTTCAGGACGGCCCCGCCGTCCCTTGGAGTTCTGTCAATAACTCTCCGCGAGAGCAAAAAATAAGCGAACCGGATGAGGCTATAGACAGAACATTAGAAGAAAAAATAATCGATTTCACCACGATCACCGATACAGAACGCCGGGCCTTACTCCGAAGGGTGAAAAATGAGCGGCCGATAGTCATTAAAACCAACTCATTGACACCAGCCGAGGAATCATCACGCCAGGTATCAGCCGAAAAGGCCGCCCAGCGGCAAGAAAAAACTGCACAACTGGCACCCGTGACAACAAAAATCCGCGATTTTGCGGATTCAATCGGGCTTTCCATCAGCGAACAGCAGGCGCAATCACTCGCTTGCGGCGCAACGTTGACCATCGGCGGCCAGAACTGGCGGGCAAGAGGGGATGGCTGTCTGTATCAATTCCAGCGCCAACCAACCACCGTCCAAAGGGAATTTAACATCATGAACCGAGTAGCAAAATTACGAGAAGCGTATCGAGCACAGTCATAAGTGTCTGTGCGGTACCGAATACCATTAACACAGTTGGATTTGTCTGTACTGGCCAACGCGATTTTGTACCGGCAAACACAGACAAACACGTCAGTGTCAGATGTAAAAATCAGCTGCAGCACAGATACTTTTAACGATGGAGATCAAAAATGGGATATTTAGGCAGTAAGGCAGCAAGCGGGGCATATCAGGCAATTATCAGCCAGATGCCGCCCCATGATACCTATATCGAAACGCATTTAGGCGGTGGCGCTGTGATGCTAAAAAAACCGCCTGCCGAACACAGTATCGGAATAGATATTGACGCAGACACCGTGAAAAGTTTTGTTTTCAATCATGATCTCCCACCTGTCAGTGTGCTCAATGAGGATGCTGTCGATTATCTTGAAAAATTCGACTTTTCCCGCGCCGGTCGCGTCCTGATTTATGCGGATCCCCCCTACCTACTGGAAACGCGCACCAGCCAAGCCCGCTACAAACATGAATATACCGTTGACGACCATCGGCGTTTAATTGCGGCCCTGCGCGATATCTCCGCCTACGTCATGATTTCCGGCTATCCATCAGATTTATATGAAGAATTATTGGGCGATTGGCGCTCAATCCAGTTTCAAGTTATGACGCGCGGCGGCCCGCGCACCGAACAGCTATGGATGAATTACCCAACCGAGGCCGCCTATAGCGCCACTTTTGCCGGTAGAAACTATATCGACCGGCAGCGAATCAAGCGTAAGGCTCTGCGTTGGGCCAGTAATTACAGCAGCTTATCAGCGAATGAAAGGCTTGCCATCTTAAGTGCACTTCTTGAAACCCATCAGGCGACAGGTAAATAGTTATGACTTTTCGAAAAGGTATTAATTACACCGACACCATTTGCACATTGTCAGCCGATGAACAGCGAGTTGCTCAAATGCTTGGCGATGCATGGAATCAATATTTACAGCTTCCGATTGAGCATCCCTGTGAACGTGATGAGTTCTGCCGGGCAATCCACGCCTGTCAGGGCATTGTATTGGCTCGTCCGGCAATTCGTGGGCTGGCGGAAAAGGGTCAGGGATATAAAAAATAACCCTGTTTCTATTAGGAGAATGAAATGATCAAAGCAGACATTCAGGTTTTATTTGATGAAGAAATGGAACGCCGCAGAGTTGAAATGATAGCTGTTAGGGCTGATTGCTTCGCCTATAGCTATCTCGCAGTGCAATTAGTCTTTAGAGACTTTAAAAATGAACGCCTAAAATTTCATGAGAATAGAACTGTAGATGTTTTTGCAAGAATCGAATTGCTTCACCGGATAGCAGCCCTGAAAACATTCAAAGAGGACGAAAAAAGCTATAAGCATTTCACCTCAAAAATAGAAATCATTGGCTTGGGTCGCATAAATACCAATCGATTCATGCGGATTAAATTTTAGAGGGGAATGCAGATGCTGAGTGAAAAGCAGAAATTACAGATAAATACGTTGATAAGCGATGAGCAGCATTTAGTCAGGCTAACTCAATTTTGGCCTGATGGCCATCTCATCAATCAAATGGCTCATGCTCTCATGGAAAGAAACGCTGAATTGCTATTACTGCGTGAAAAACTGGAAGCTATAAACAAAAATCTACACCGGCCGATTGCAGAGGTTGTATCAAAATTTGGTGATCTTGAATCATTTGGTGAGCGGGAAATTAAAGTGCTGGTTGACCTTAGCGCAATCCCTTATGACACCAAACTTTATGCCAACACAGGACGGGATGGTAATTAACATGACTACAGCAAGCGAGCGTAAACGCGCCCAACGCCAGCGCGATAAAGAATTAGGCATTACCGAACTGACTTTACGTATTGACTCCGCAGAACTCGCAATGCTTATGGAAGGGTGTGAACAACGCCGCATTGCTCGCGGGCCTTATGAGCGGGCCGAGTATCTGATCGGTTTGCTCCGTCAGGACAATAAGTTGCTACGCAAGCAGCTTGATGAGTTGAAGAAAAGCAGTTGTAAGCGGTGCGGTGACACCTTGCCGGGTGATAAGGCCGGTTGTTGTTTACAAGGTGATGCGGAATGCTGGCAGACGCAGGGGTATAAGAAACTGATGTTAGACACCCTATAGCGCGGGTGCTGATAGTATACCATGGCAATATTGAATAAGATATAAAAATGAATAGATATGCGTTAGTTTGAATAAAATAAAAATATCACTCAATTTACCCTCAAGATCACCCCACACAAAAGCGCCTCTATGCCACACAGAGAGGCGCTTTTTTATTACACCTCCGATGATGCGTATTTTATGCCGAAAAGGCAGGGGCAAGCACACGCGCATACAGGGTGATTTATGCCACATATGAGGATATATGACGCCAACGACCGCACCCCGCCGCGCGAGCCCCCCGCCTGCGCTTTGCAGTGACTAAATAGTCACTTTTTATGCACTTAAGAAGGGGTTGGAAACACAGTATTGGCGCGGTCTAGACAGTGATTAGGGAGTGAATGGAATCATGCGGATTGTTGCGGTATGAACTTGCAGGGTTATGGTGGTCAGTTTACTCAACAATTTGAGCAATTATCACTAATTTTTGCGGTGGCCGTCGCGGCTTGCTCTTTTAAAATCGTGACATGGCACAGAAATAAAATCAAGAGGCTTGTGACATGTCACAACACATTAATTTTTATTCGCTGTGACTGACACAATTATCAGTGCCAAGACTAAAAAGCGGTACGTTGTTTTTTTTTCATGTGCATATAAATGCAAAAACCGCCTAAAAGGCGGTTAGTGTATGCATAAATTGGATTTATTCTTGCTTGGCGAGTAACTCATAGGGCTTAAATCTGATCACTTCCTCCCCCACCCAATCATTTAATTCCATTAGTCGTTCTTGCAGGGGGGCTAATTCGTTGATGGCAAATACCCGCGCGGCTTTTTCCACATCACCAAAACCGCCGGTATTATTCGGCAAAATCCCCATCAATTGGGGAGGTACTCGCTGCATGGCTAACTGATCGTCTCGGGTGACATTCTTAATATTCATAAATTCATCTTTGGCGGCCACTTCTGCCAGCGGGATCACCTGTATGCCGTCCTTTTTACCGGCTGGGGCATACATAAACAAATTGCGGAAGTTGCCCGGCCCTTTGGACTCTTTTAATGCCTTGCGTAAGGCGTCGATATCCTCCTGTTTATGGGCGGCATCATTCATATACAGAATAAATCCGGCGTGACTACCATTCAGATAGTATTTACGGCGAAATAGAGTTGCAGCCTCATTAAGCCAAGTTGAGTTTAGCGAGGCGAGATACTCAGGAACGCCGTAGATCTCCTGATTAATATCCGGGTCTAACAAATGAAATATGCTGTTAGCTTCAAACGGGTGCGGGTTAGCGTAGGATGAGACATACCAATATGTGTTTGTTTCCACCCCTCGGCGGGTATATTTGGCCGGACTAGGCACTAACTTCATTAGGCCCCCCAACCGATTATAACGAGCTTCTAAAAATGAGTTGGCAAACACCAAGAAATCAAGCGCATAGCGGCTAAAATCCTGCTTGGATAGCAACCGGTGAGGCTCAAACAGACTAACCAGTACATTACGTTTCATATAGATTGGCGAGCTGTGATGCACCGCCGCGCGGAATGATTTAGCCAGACCGTTGAATGATACCGGCGGTTCATACCAACGATCCATAACCGCACATTCCAGATAATCCAGAATATCGCGCCTGTCCATCATCGGGATCGGGTCGTCAAAAGTAAACGCCTCCGCTTGTGGTGCGCTATTTTTTGCCATTGCCGCAGTATTGCGTTTATTGCGCTGCTTGCGACTCATAGTGCAGCCCCTTGATTGACTGCCCGCCTCGGCCATTGGCACATGTAAAGCATGGCAAATTCGAGTTCGCTCATTTCCCCCTTAAGGCTGACAATATCTTCCGGGCTGTATAAGCATCCATTACCGGCAATGTCTTCAATGGTGATAATTTGGCTCCATTGGCGATCATTCTCTAAGGCTTGCTGCCAAAATGTAAACGCAGCGATATTAGGGGATGGCGTCGTATAGAATGTGCGGCGGTGGCGCTCATGCATGGCTATGCCACTGGCCACTTTTAATAATCCGTCTGGATTATCAGCCCAGGCGTATTCACTCACATAAACATTGCCGGAATATCCCGCAGCAAGTGATTCTTCATTAAGAAAGTTAATCTGCGCGCCGTTATTCAAACGTATGAAGTTCACTTCATTGAACTTATCCATACAAGAATCAGTCACGGCAAGTCTACCTACACCCATCCAGCTAAGGATATATTGCCACGCAGCACTCTCGGTCTCGTCCCCAGCACTAAAATAGATTTGGTCACGACCGGTCTCTAAGGCATCAATCAGCCCCTCAAGAGCAAAGAACTGATCCGCCCCCGCCAACCGAGTTTTAGTGATATTCCGTGTACGATTATCAATGCCAGCCTTATACCATTCGCGCTGATGATTAAAAGCCCATACATGCATCCAGTATTTCAGGTGCTCAATATTGGTTTCATCAAAATAAGCATATTTCATTAATAGATCTCCATCACACTAGTGTTATTGCTGTTAATGCCTTCAAGAGGCTCATGGAATAAGGCGTGCATAATGGCCCACGCCACATCACCGTGACTGACGTCTTTGGAGCGATCAGTCACAAAGGTGGCATTGCGGCCGCTGGCGGTCATGGTTTTGCGGATGGACATAAACGCAGTGGCGATATCAATACAGCCCGCATCAAACTCTAAACGGCCGCCTTGAATGATATTTTTTGCCTTATAAATCAGGTCGGCTTTCATTTCTAGGCTGTAGTGAATGGCGTTCACGGCGGGGAAGAATTGCCGGACTAGCTGCGTCACAGAACGGCCCAGACCGGTATCGTCAATACCGATGTAAGTGACGTTATAGCGCTCAGTGATCTTTTTGATATTGCTGGCTTGATCGGCAAAATCCATGCCCTTCCACTGGTGGCGCTCCAATACCCTGAATTTACCACCCGCCACCACTGGCGGTGCAATGACGGCGCAACCGGCACTATCACCGGTACTGGCGGGGTCGTAGCCAATCCACACCGGACGATCACCAAAGGGGCGCAGCGCCAGCAATTTAACGTCAGACCATTTTTCCCAGCTATCGACCATACAGCGCTGCATTTCGGCCAGTTTGAACGTGGAGGCGTTATCGTCAATAAAGCCGCACATAAACAGGTTTTCAAAATCTTCCTCGCTGTTTTCATTGCGTAATTCATCAATATCAAACAGGTCACAGCCGCCTTTTAGTGCATCCTCAATGGTGACAATCTGGCGGTACTGCTTATCCTCGCACAGCCGACCGGCGGCCAGCCGTGGGTAGCTGACGTCAATTTCAATGCGCTTATCTTTGGCTTTTCCCTTGTTAAACAAAGTGCCAGCCCAAAACGGGTAAGCCTCATGTGAGGTACTGGATGGCGTAGAAAAATAGGTAGAGCGATATCTTTTTTGTGAGGCCATGCCGGATGCGGCGCGGCGCAACTTCTGAAAGCCGGGGATCCAAAAATATTCATCCAGATAAAGATTACCGGGGCGGCCCTGCGCGGTACTGGCATTCGTGCCGAGAAAGTGCATTTCCGCGCCATTGGGTAAAATAATTACCTCACCGCGCAAATCAACGTCAACAAGGCGCGCAGCCGCGACAATGTAGTTTTTAAACTGGTGCGCCTGCGCTTTTGAGGCCGAAACAAACATCTGATTGCGCCCTGTGTCGAGCGCATCCAGCAGGGCTTCCCAAGAAAAGAAATAGGTTGCGCCAACTTGGCGAGATTTTAAAAAGTTACGGATACGAAAATCAGGCGATAAACCGGCTTCATACCAGTTACGTTGATAGTCGAACATGGATTCATTGAAAATATCTTTCAGCTTGGCAATCTGCGCCTCACTGAATACATTTTTCTGCGCCGCCTTGCGCGTTCCGCTGTTGCGATTCTCAATATTGGGATTGAGAACGGCCTCATTGCCACCCTCATTGTATTTACCAATACGCGCATGACGTTCAGCCTGTCGACCAAGCAAATCAATCTCTTTGTAGTCTTTAGCTTCCTTGACAGGCTTCATTATCAGGCGGCAATATTCCGCTGCCGTGGTCAGTTGCATCTGATCCAATGGCCCGTAAGCGTCCCACTTGTCGCGGCGCTTCCAACTGTGTACCGTGACGGCTTTCTCGCCGATCATTTCCGCAATTCGGGCGATACGCAGCCCTTGCCAATACAGATACATGGCTTGACGGCGGGGATCTAAATCGGCATTGATAGAAACGCTTTCCATGTGAAATATCCTGCTTTATTGCTCAATTGCAGCAAGGCTACCTATCTGCACCTCCCCCATCCCGTATTACGCCTTGTGCCAGCCATGACACAAGAGCGCCTGATTGTTCCGCTGGTCACTGGTCGCCAACATAGGCCACTACTGTATCGAATCAGACCGGAGCATCACGCATGACCGTAAAAGCAAAAAAATTCCGCATTGGCGTAGAGGGCGCAACGACTGACGGCCGCGCCATCACGCGCGAATGGCTAACGCAAATGGCAGGCAACTACAACACCACGGTATACGGTGCTCGCATCAATATGGAGCACATCAAAGGCTATTATCCGGACGGTACCTTTAAACGCTATGGCGATGTCGTTGCACTGAGCGCCGAAGAAATCAAAGAGGGGCCGTTATCAGGAAAAATGGCACTGTATGCCGAAATCAGCCCTACGGCCGATTTAGTCGAAATGGTAAAAAAACGCCAAAAGGTTTACACCTCAATGGAGGTGAACACTAAGTTTGCAGACACGGAAAGTGCTTACTTGGTCGGCCTAGCTGTCACCGATGATCCAGCCAGTTTGGGGACTGAAATGTTGAGTTTCAGCGCCACAGCCTCAGCGAATCCGCTCGCCTCCCGCAAGCAAGCCCCTGAGAATTTATTTACCGCCGCAGAAGAAACGCTGATTGAGTTTGAAGTGGAGCAGGAACCTAAAATCAATCTGCTAACCACTATCAAAACCCTATTTACCAAAAAACAGACCGGTGATGATGCGCGGTTTAATGATGTGCATCAGGCGGTTGAATTTGTCGCGCAGCAAGTTGAGGGGAAGTTTAGCGCCTTGACTGCATTGGAACAGCAATTTGCCGCGCTAAAAGCGGCCAGCGATGCGACAAATCAAGAGCTTGCCACGTTAAAAACCACGCTCAGCAAAACAGACCGCGACTTCTCCCAGCGCGAAATATCAACCGGCAACGACAACGCCATTCTGACTGATTGCTAAGTCATTCCGTTTGCACGTTAAGGATTTAATTTCACATGAAAAAAACAACCCGATTTCAGTACAACCAGTTTTTACAGCAAGTTGCCCGATTAAATAATTTGGACAGCAAAGAGGATATCAGCGCGAAATTTACCGTTGAGCCATCCATTGCGCAAAAACTGGAAACCAAACAACAGGAAAGCAGCGTTTTTCTGTCAAAAATCAATATTTATCCGGTGGATGAGAAAGAGGGTGAAAAGGTCGGTTTGGGTATCGAGCGCCCAATTGCCAGCACCACCGATACCAGCCTGAAAGAACGCGAAGCCTCTGATCCGAGCGGCTTAGATGGTACTCGCTACAATTGCACCCAAACCAACTTTGACACCGCATTGCCTTATCCTAAGTTGGACATGTGGTCTAAATTCCCTGATTTTCAAACGCGCATCCGTGATGCCATCGTGAAGCGTCAGGCACTCGATCGCATCATGATCGGCTTTAACGGCACCCATCGCGCGAAAACCTCTGACCACACGGTTAATATGCTCTTGCAAGACGTCAACATTGGTTGGCTGCAAAGCATTCGAGACAATGCGCCAAGTCAGGTGATGGATAAAGTGGTTGATGAGCAAGGTAACGTGATTTCGCCAAAAATCCGCATCGGCAAAGGCGGCGATTTCCAGAATCTGGATGCGCTGGTGATGGCAGCCACTGATGAGATGATCCAACCTTGGTTCCAAGAAGATACCGAATTAGTTGCCATCGTGGGCCGTCAGTTACTGGCAGATAAATACTTCCCGATCGTCAATAAAGAACAGCCGAACACCGAAGCATTAGCGGCCGATTTAATTATCAGCCAGAAACGTGTTGGCGGTCAGCCCGCCGTGCGCGCACCTTCTTTCCCGGCGAATGCCATCTTGATCACTCGCTTGGATAACTTGTCTATCTACTGGCAAGACGGCACCCGCCGCCGTTCAATCATCGACAATCCAAAACGGGATCGCATTGAAAACTATGAGTCGGTCAATGAAGCCTATGTGGTTGAGGATTTTGGCTGCGTGGCATTCATTGAAAACATTGAATTCGGTGATTTCTCCGTCCCAGCAGAAGGTTAATCCATTATGAGCAACCCCGTTCGCCGTCACCGGTTATTTGTGGCGGCTCAACACTCGGACTCACTGAGTGAGGCGGCCACGCTGAGCCACGCCAGCAACTACGAACTGTTGTTGTTCAAGCTGCAACAGGATATGGCCCAATTGGGCCGTATTGAGTCGATAGCCCGCAAGGCCGAAGTCAAGCAAGGCATGTTACCGACTTATCAGCCGTGGGTGGCGGGCGTACTGGCGAAAGGGAGCGGTGAGCAGGACGATATCCTTATGCGCATGTTGATTTGGCATTTGGATGTGGGCGACATCACTCGCGGTTTGAATATTGCAGAGTACGCCATTAAGCACGATTTGGTCACGCCAGACAGCTTTAAGCGCACCACCGCATGCCTGATTGCCGAGGAAGTCGCCGCCATTGCACAGCGTACCTTGACCGATAAGAAGCCATTGGATACCCCGCAGCTATTGCGCGCCCAGCAAATATTAACCGGTCAGGATATGCCGGATGTGGTTTGCGCCCGGCTGCATAAGTTTGTGGGTTATGCCCTGCGTCAGGACGGCGACAACGTTCTCGCGCTGGCAAATCTGAAAACGGCGTTGCAACTGGATGATAACAGCGGTGTGAAAACCGATATCAAGAATCTTGAGAAGCTGATTAAAACAGCCTCATAACCTAACGCCCCGGCGAGGGCGGCACGGTAGCCGCGTCAGGATACTTTTTACCCTAACAAGGCCGCCGTCCACCGCCCGATTATTTTGAGAGTCTCAGCATGGAAATCGTGATCAACGGCAATCAAACACCCGAAGCGCCGGAACCGGTAGAGACAACGGAAAAGGACGTTATCAAAAACGAGGGTTTCTGGCCGGATATCGACCTGAATCAGTACCGCGAAGAGTCACGTCAAGACGGCACCATCACGCAGCCACGCGTTGTTGAAGCGGCACTGTTTGCCATCAATGAAGTGAATGATCGCTTGTCTGTTTGGCGTTTAACCCAGCAAAAGAAAGGCTACCTGTTAGCGGCTGACGTACCAGCGGAAAAACTGGACGGTGAAAGCACTCACATTCAGTTATACCGCACCGCCGTGTTTTGCCTAATGCAAGCCCGTTTGACTGATCGTTTTCGCGGGTTTGATACCACTGGCGCAGGTGGTAAAAGGGCTGATTCACTGGAGCCAACCATTGATAACCTGCGCCGCGATGCTGCCTGGGCGATTAACGATATTCAGGCGATCAACCGCATGACGGTAGAGTTGATTTAATGCGCATTCTGGCGCAGCAGTACGACACCGTTGACGCGATGTGCTGGCGCTACTATGGCCGCACTGAGGGTGTGACAGAAAAAGTGTTGGCGGCTAATCCGGGGCTATCCGATATCGGGCCGTTTTTACCGCACGGTTATCCGGTGGAAATGCCCGAAGTGAGCACCGCAACCACCACGCAAACCCTGCAACTTTGGGACTAATTGCATAATTCCCCATAAGGGGGTAACGGACATGAAGATGCCAGAAAAAGATCCAAGTTGGATAGGTGCGGCACTGGCCTTTTATTCCGCCCATTCCACCATGATAAATGGCTTTTTTGTCGCCTTTATTGTGGCGTTTCGTCGCGTGGTGTGGGGCGGCGGTAAATTACGTGAAGGCATCGGCGAGGGCGTGGTGTGTGGGCTGGTCGGCGTCAATATCGGGCCGGTGATTTCCCCCATGCTGATCCGCCTGATCGATGCTATCCCGTGGCTGAATGGCGCATTAACCGAAGTCGCCGCTGGGAAAGTAGAAATCTTTATTAGCTGCCTAATCGGGCTGATTGGCTTACAAGCCATTCGTGAACTGGTATTCAAAGTCATCAACAAAAAGGCGGGAACCACTGATGCCAAACAATAAATTCATTTTCGGTAAGGCCAGTGAGAGCAATCTGATCGGCGTGCATCCTGATTTGGTCAAAGTCGTGCGCCGTGCGCTGGAACTCACCCCGATTGATTTTAAAGTAATTGAGGGCCGCCGCACAATAGAGCGCCAGCGTGAGCTAGTCAAAGCCGGTGCCAGCCAGACCCTAAACAGCCGCCATTTAACCGGCCATGCAGTGGATATCGTGCCGCTGCCTGATGGCAAGGTGAGTTGGGAGTGGAAGTATTTTTATCCCATGGTCGATGCCATGAAACAGGCCGCTACCGAGCTGGGGATCACCGTGGAATGGGGTGGTAACTGGACAACTTTTAAAGACGGCCCGCATTTTCAACTGCCCGCCCGTCAATATCCGGGTTAATCCATGTCAATTATCAATACCGCTCCGCTCGCCTGGACTGTCGTCGCAGTCTTACTGGTCGCCGGTGGCGTACAGACTTATCGCTTGTCTGAGGCACGTCAGGTAGTGATTGACCAGCAAGCGGCCGATTCGGCCAGTAAGAACGGCCAGCTTATCGCCTTGGCATTGACCGCCAATGCCAACAATCAGGCACAGGCGCAGTTACGCCAACAGGTTGCCAACGCGGATCAGTTGCTGGCGCAACGCAACAGCCAGTTAAAGAGGTTATACCGTGAAAATGAAACCTTACGCCGTTGGGCTGATACTCCCCTGCCTGATGATATTATCCGGTTGCGTCAGCGCCCCGCCCTCAATGGGGCCGCAGATTACCGTCAATGGCTGTCCGAAGGTCACAGCGTGCCTGTTTCCGGCAGTCAACCCACAAACTAACGGTGATTTAAACGACGATATCGACCAATTAGAAGCGGCTTTACACGCTTGCGCCGCGCAGATTGATGCTGTCCTCATTTGCCAGCAAGAGGCCGCTTCCGATGCTAAAGCCTGACTCCTTGCGCGCCAATATCATGAAAGCCGTGCCGTACATCAGGAATAGTCCCGATTGCTTGCATGTGTTTATCGACAACGGGGCCATTATTGCCACGCTCGCCCCGTCATTATCGTTTGAGTATCAGTACACCTTAAATCTGGTGATTACGGATTATGCCGATAATTTGGATTTGATCATTGTCCCTATCCTGCATTGGTTGCGCACAAACCAGCCGGATATCATGGCAAACCCCGATAAACGGCCAGATGGTTTCACCTTTGAGGTGGATTATCTGGATAACAAGATGCGAGATATTAGTATTGATCTCAAGCTGACCGAACGAACCATCGTCAAAGAGAAAGAAGGTGTATTCACCGTGACTCATTTGGACGAGCCGGTGCCACCGGAATACTTTGTCAAAAGTTACAAAGTGAATGTTGACGGTGAAACTGTCGCGGAGTGGGCCGAGTGAATGACTTGCACGAACTAGACCAAACATTATCAATCTTGCTGGCGCAATTATCCCCACAAGCGCGCGGTGCGTTTATGCGTCAAGTCTCTAAAGAACTGCGCCAGCGCCAACAAAAACACATTCAGGCACAACAAAATCCAGACGGTTCCCCTTTTGTCGCACGCAAGAAAAAACGCCGGGATAAACAAGGCCGCATCAAACGCAAAATGTTTACCAAGCTGCGCACCGCCCGTTTTATCAAAAGCGAATCCAACGCCGATGAGGCCGCCGTCACCTTTAGCGGTAAGGTCAATAATCTGGTGCGAGTGCATCACTACGGCTTGCGGGATAAGGTCACAAAGAACGGGCCAACAGTGAAATACGAGCGCCGCCAATTACTCGGCTTTACTGACAGTGATATCGAGTGGATAGGCGATTTAGCGTTAGAGCATATCGCCAAATAGTCATTTTTATCTGTGTTGGACGCTCCCGTTATATGCCCTTAAAGTGACTCGCTCAACCATAAAAGTTCGCTGCAGTACAGATAGAGATAACTGTGCTCGATACGCTCTCTCTTGTGCCATCCATCACACAAAGCCCATCACATGCCCCGCGCGCCCGTAGGCGGCAAACTGGCCGCATGAATATCCTTATTGCTGGCCTTAAACGCCTATTGGCTAACATTATTCGTATTGGCATCGTCTCAGACGTCGATCTTGCTAGCGGATTGTGTCGAGTCAAAATAGGCAACCTTGAAACCGATTGGCTCAATTGGTTAACCCTGCGCGCCGGTCGGGTGCGCTTTTGGTCTGCGCCCTCAGTGGGTGAGCAAGTCATGGTGCTCAGTATCGGCGGTGAACTCACCACCGGTTTTGTGCTGCCCGCCATCTTCTCAGATGCCAATCCCGCGCCGTCACAATCGCCTGATGCCATTGTGATCACTTTTCCTGATGGTGCGCGTTTTGAATATGAGCCGGAAACCAGTCATTTAGCAGTGACAGGTATCACCACGGCAACAATAGAAGCCAGTGAATCAGTCAATGTGACCGCGCCCAATATCACCTGTGCTGCATCAGTCAAAATCACGCTGGATACGCCAGAAGTGGAATGCACCAACAACCTCACCACTGCGACACTTGACGTAAAGAAGGGCGGCACAATGGGCGGGGATATCACGCATTCCGGCGGCCAGTTTTCATCTAATGGTGTGGTGATTGATAATCATGACCATGGCGGCGTGCAGCACGGTGGAAGCTGGACGGAGGGGATTAAGTGACAACTGATAAGTATATCGGCATGAACCGCAACAGCGGTTTAAACATCGGTGATATTGACCACATTCGCCAATCAATCAGCGACATTCTCACCACGCCGCAAGGCTCGCGGGTGATGCGCCGTGATTATGGCTCGCTGTTATCCACTCTGATCGACCAGCCGCAAAATCCCGCTTTACGCTTGAAAATGATGGCTGCTGTCTATGGTGCTGTTATGCGCTGGGAACCGCGCGTGACCTTAAATGCCATCAGCATCACCACTCAGATTGACGGCCAGATGATAGTGGATTTATCCGGTAGTCGAACCGATAGCGATAGCCGGTTGAGTTTGGCCGTGCCACTAGGAGGCCAATAATGGCAATTATTGATTTAAGCCAGTTACCGGCCCCGCTGGTGATTGAATCACTGGATTTTGACAGCCTGTTTGCCGTGCGCAAAGAGGAATTTATCGCCTTATATCCGGCTGATCAACAAGACGCGGTGCGACTAACACTGTCATTTGAGTCTGAACCCATTGTGAAGCTGTTGCAGGAAAGCACCTACCGTGAATTGCTGTTGCGCCAGCGTGTCAATGAGGGAGCGCAAGCGGTGATGGTAGCTCACGCGATGGGCAGCGACTTAGACCACCTTGGCGCAAATAATGGTATTGCGCGACTGACCATCACGCCAGCCAATCCAGATGCTATCCCGCCGATTACCGCAGTGATGGAATCTGACGACGATTTCCGTATGCGTATCCCGCAAGCCTTTGAGGGCTTGAGCGTAGCCGGGCCAACCGGCGCTTACGAATACCATGCTCGCAGTGCTGACGGTCGGATTGCTGACGCCTCCGCAATCAGCCCCTCCCCCGCTTGCGTTACCGTCACCGTGCTCTCTCGTGAGGGGAACGGCGTAGCCTCACAGGATTTATTGGATAAAGTTTTTACTGTGCTGAACGATGAGAACGTGCGACCGGTATCTGACCGCTTAACCGTCAATTCTGCCACCATCGTGGAATACCTAATTGACGCCACACTCTATTTTTATCCGGGGCCAGAAGCCGAACCGATCCGCGCCGCCGCCGAAGCCAGGCTAAACACCTATATCAGCACCCAACGCCGCTTAGGTCGCGATATTCGCCTGTCCGCTATTTATGCTGCGCTGCATGTCGAGGGAGTACAGCGAGTTGATCTGGCCGCGCCGATAGCTGATGTGGTGTTGGATAAAACACAGGCAGCTTATTGCACTGGCTATACATTAACGGCGGGTGGCTCCGATGAATAAACGCCTATTGCCGGCTGGCTCGACACCGCTGGAAATTGCTGCCGCACAAGCCTGTGCGCGTATGGCTAACATTGATGTGCCATTGCGTCAGCTATGGAATGCTGACACTTGCCCGCTGGAATTATTGCCTTATCTGGCGTGGGCGTGGTCGGTTGACAGATGGGATGAAAGCTGGCCGGAAGCCACAAAGCGCGCAGTGGTCAACGCCTCGTTTTACGTCCATAAACGCAAAGGCACTATTGGCGCAATTCGTCGTGTAGTCGAGCCGCTCGGCTACCTTATTCGGGTGATCGAATGGTGGAAAACCAACGAAACCCCCGGCACTTTTAGACTGGACGTCGGCGTGCTGGAAACCGGTATTACCGACGAAATGTATTTTGAGTTGGAGCGGCTGATAGACGATGCCAAACCGTGCAGCCGCCATCTGATTGGCCTGTCTATTAATCTGGATGTGACCGGAACGATCCCCATCAGCGCCGCCAGTTATGACGGTGACGAAATGACCATTTACCCCTACCTACCCGAAACCATTACCGTCACCGGCCAAGGTTATACCGGCGGTGTTGTGCATCTGATTGATGATATGAGAGTGAACCCATGACAGTGAAATATTTTGCGCTACTGACCAATTTGGGGGCGGCCAAGCTGGCAAATGCGGCCGCTCTCGGTACCCCATTACAAATTACGCATATGGCGGTGGGGGATGGCGGCGGTGCCTTACCAATTCCAAACCCGGCACAAACACAGCTTGTCGGTGAAAAACGCCGCGCCGCATTGAATTCATTGAGTATTGATGAGGCGAATAGTAGCCAGATTATCGCCGAGCAAGTGATCCCCGAAACGGACGGCGGTTGGTGGATACGTGAAATTGGGCTGTTTGATAAAGACGGCGTATTAATTGCCATTGCCAACTGCCCGGAAACCTATAAGCCGCAGCTACAGGAGGGTAGCGGCCGCACGCAGACCGTGCGTATGGTATTGATTGTCAGTAGTACCGACGCGATCACACTGAAAATTGATCCCTCGGTGGTGCTGGCAACGCGTAAGTATGTTGATGATCAGGTGATTGTGGTAAAAGCCTATACGGATGACCTGATGGAAAAGCATCTGGCAGCGACTGATCCCCATTCACGATACGCACCGAAAGCCAGCCCCGCATTAACTGGCAAACCGACCGCCCCCACGGCGGCAAAAACCGATAACAGTACACAACTGGCGACCACAGCGCATGTTAAGCAGTCTCTTGCCGAGTATGCCCCCCTTGCCAGCCCTGCGTTGACCGGTACGCCAACAACCCCTACGCCAGCGGTGGGAAACAATACGCAGCAAGTGGCTAGTGCAGCATTTGTTCAGGCGGCTATTTCTGCATTGGTCGCATCGTCACCGACCACACTCGATACCCTGAAAAAGCTAGCTGATGCGCTGGGTAATGATCCTGATTTCACGACCACTATGACTGACGCTTTGGCCGCTAAAATGGATAAGGCTAAAAATGGGGGTGATATTCCAGATGTGGCGAAGTTTCTTGCAAACCTTGGTTTGGGTGATGTTGCTCATTTACCACAGTTAACTGGCATTGTCGGCACATCCCGCAATGCAAAAATGAGTATCCCGGCAGCATCGGTGGCTGCAACATTCACAGCGGATGAATTAATTGTTCAAACCGGATGGGGTGGGCGGCAATACAAACTTTCAGGTTTCAGCAGGTCAATTAATCTTGCTACGACGGGCAGCGGCGGGATGGATACAGGCACCGCTCCAGCAACGGGCTATGTCGCTTTGTATGCGATCTACAATCCAACATCTGGCGCTACTGCGCTGCTTGCGGTGAATGCAACGTCAGCACCCGCCCCAGAGGTTTACGGTGGTGCGAACATGCCAGCGGGCTATACAGCATCCGCGCTCGTTTCTGTTTGGGGGACTTCATCAGGTCAGTTTGTCGTCGGCCATCAAATGGGCAGACATATTGGCATCATCAGCAATCAGCTTTATAGCACAGCGGGATCGGTACTGGGGTATTCTGGTATTTCTTTGGCTGCCGCTGTTCCCCCTAACGGCAAAAAAGCCAACATGCAAATCGTTGCATCACAAACCACCCCCAATTCCGTTATTCAACTTTATTTAGCATCAACAGCAGAGGGGGTGGGTGCTATCTACGTGAATACATCAGCAAATTCGAGCAGCGCCACCACCACATCAACTAACAGTGGTTATGCTGAGATGAATATCATCGGTGTGCAATCGCTCTACTTCAAAATGGCAAATACAGTCGTAGCAACGTATACATTTATTTGTGGGGGTTACGAGATATGACAATCATCGTTCAGTTTTCTGATAAACAAGAGGCTGTAATAATTAGCTGGTTCAGTGCTATGCCACCCGTACCAGAGCAGTTTCCAAATCTCGGAGAAGTAGAGGCCAGCGATCCACGGTGGAAAGTTTTTTATGACATGATGAATCCCTCCATTCCGGGGATGTCAGAACCTGAATAAGCCGTGGGTTATCGCTATCCACGCTAAAAGAATTAATTTTATCTACAAAGTGGCCGTGATGAATTGCGGCCATTTGCGTTGACTTCATATTAGACTCTCTCTTGTGCTATCCCTCACACAACCCCCATCACCTGCCCCGCGCGTAGTTATCCGGCATCATAGCGAATGAACGCTTAACCGGAGAAAACCGTATGTCTGCAACCGATTACCACCATGGTGTGCGCGTCATTGAAATTAGCGAAGGCACTCGCCCTATCCGCACTGTCAGTACGGCGGTGGTCGGGATGGTTTGTACCTCCGATGATGCTGACGCCACCGTATTTCCGCTCAATACCCCGGTATTACTCACCGATGTATTAGCCGCCAGTGGAAAAGCCGGTGAAACGGGCACATTAGCCCATTCATTGGATGCTATCAGCGACCAAACCAAGCCCGTGACTATTGTTGTCCGGGTGGCTCAGGGTGAAACCGAAGCCGAAACCACGTCCAATATTATTGGTGGTTCCACGCCAGATGGCCGCTATACCGGCATGAAAGCGCTGTTAGCGGCACAGGGTAAGTTTGATGTTAAACCGCGCATCTTGGGGGTGCCCGGTCATGACACCAAAGCGGTTGCCACTGAACTGCTTGCCATAGCTCAGAGCCTACGAGCCTTTGCCTACATCAGCGCCTATGGTTGTAAAACCAAAGAAGAGGCCATTATCTATCGCGATAATTTCAGCCAGCGGGAAGCGATGGTGATTTGGCCGGATTTCCTCAGTTGGGATACGGTCACCAATGCCGAAACCACCGCCTTTGCCACTGCCCGCGCCCTCGGCTTACGTGCCAAGATTGATAATGATGTTGGCTGGCATAAAACGCTGTCTAACGTCGGGGTGAATGGCGTCACCGGTATTAGCGCAGATGTGTTTTGGGATCTGCAAAACAGCGCCACCGATGCCAATTTACTCAACAGTAAAGACGTTACCACCCTGATCCGCAAAGATGGCTATCGCTTCTGGGGTTCTCGCTCCTGCTCTGATGATCCGCTGTTTGCCTTTGAGAACTACACCCGCACTGCACAGGTACTGGCTGACACCATGGCCGAGGCCCATATGTGGGCCAACGATAAGCCGCTCTCTCCGTCACTGGCAAAAGACATTATTGAGGGCATTCGCGCCAAAATGCGTGAATTGAAATCATTGGGTTATCTGATTGATGGCGATTGCTGGTATGACGATAGCGTGAACAATAAAGACACCCTGAAAGCGGGCCGCCTGTTTATTGATTACGACTATACGCCAGTGCCACCACTGGAAGATTTAACCCTGCGCCAGCGCATCACCGATCGCTATCTGGCGAATTTCGCCGCCGCCGTTAATAGCTAAGGAGCTTAATTATGGCCTTACCACGCAAACTTAAGTTCCTGAATGTATTCAATGACGGGAACAGCTATCAAGGGGTGGTTGAGTCCATCACCTTGCCAAAATTAAACCGCAAATTTGAAGAGTTTCGCGGCGGCGGGATGAACGGCAGCGCTAAGGTAGATTTGGGGCTGGCTGATGGCGCACTAGACGTTGACTGGACGCTGGGCGGTATTGAGTCCGAGATCTACAAGCAATGGGGCGTCACCAAGGTCGATGGTGTGTTACTGCGTTTTGCGGGTTCCTATCAGCGCGATGATACCGGTGAGACCCACGCGGTAGAAATTGTGATGCGTGGCCGTCATGAGGAAATCGACGGCGGCGACAGCAAGCAAGGTGATAACACCACCACCAAGATTTCCACCAAAAACACCTACTACAAATTGACCTGGGACGGCGAAGTGCTGATCGAGGTTGATATTGTGAATATGGTCGAAATCGTTAACGGCGTAGACATGTTGGAAGCCCACCGCCGCAATATCGGCCTGTAATATGGCGGAAGTCATCGCGTGGCTTATTTCGCACCTTATTTCATTTCTTCTTTTTTATTTTATTTGGACAACCATGATGAGCAAAACAGTTGCTGTAGATGAATTACCCTTTGTTCCCGCTGAGACTGCCAGCGATAAATTTAATGTGATCACATTGGATGTGCCTATTGTCCGGGGGAATACCACTATTACCGAAGTCACGGTCAATAAACCCACCGCTGGCGCATTACGCGGGGCCAAGTTGCAAGCGCTGTTAGATACCGATGTTGACGCGCTGATACGAGTGTTACCGCGTATCACTACCCCTAATCTGACCGTGCCAGAAATCAGCAACCTTGATCCGGCTGATATCTACGCGCTGTCTCAGGCGCTGGCGATTTTTTTCTTGCCGAACTCGGTCAAGTCAGACTACCTGAGTGCTTAACGGTTGATGATTTGATGGCTGATATTGCGGTCACTTTCCATTGGCCGCCATCAGCGACCGATCCGATGACTATTGGCGAGCTTTTAGAATGGCGTCATAAGGCCATTATCCGTAACGGGGGCAGTGATGAGTGATAAGAACCTCCGCTTACAGGTTTCTTTAAGCGCCATTGATAAAATTACCAAACCATTTAAATCTATGTTGGCCAGCAATAAGATGCTGGCCGCATCTATTAAAAATTCCAAACAAGAGCTTAAACAACTCAATAGCCAGGCGGCTAACATTGAGGGCTTTCGCAAGAATAAAGTGGCGGTTAATGGTGCCGCTCAGGCGCTGGCCGCCGCACGCGATAAAGCGCGCCAACTCGCCAACGAATTAAAAAATAGCGCGGCACCCACCGCTAAACAGACAAAAGAATTTAAGCGCGCCAGTGAAGAGGCCGCCAAACTAAAACAAAAATACAATGACTTACGTACCGCGCTGCATACCCAGCGTACCGCATTGCAAAATAGCGGCATTGCCACCAACCGACTAGGCCAGGCGCAGCGATCCCTTAAGGCCAATATTACCAGCACCACCGCGGCACTGACCGCGCAGCAGCGCCGGTTAGAGCAGCAAGCGCAGCAACAGCAGCGCCTTAGTGCTGCCCGTAACCGCTTTGATAGCAGCAATCAGCGTAAAGCCATTGCCGCCGGATTGGGCTACACCTCGCTATCCACCGGCCGCGCAATGGGCCGTGGGATAGAAAACGCCTTGCATGTCGGTTATGAATTTGACGCCATGATGAGTGGCACTCAGGCGGTAACCCGCATTAAAGATAAAAACTCGCCTGAAATGCAAGCTATGCGCCATCAGGCGCGCACCTTGCCGCTCTCTTCTAAATTTACCGACCTGCAAGTCGCCGAGGGTCAATATTATCTTGGTCGTACCGGCTACACCCCTAAACAAGTGGTTGGGGCGATGCCGGGTATGCTGAATCTGGCGGCGGCCGGTGATATCGATTTAGGTACCACCGCCGATATTGCCTCCAATATTCAAACCGCGATGGGTATCCCCGCCGAGAAAATGGATCGGGTGGCCGACGTGCTCACCGCTCTATTTACCCGTAATAACGTGGATATCCCGATGCTGGGTGAGTCTATGAAGTATTCCGGCGGCGTTGGCCGGGAGTACGGGCAGAGTTTGGAGACAGTCGCAGCGTCTACTGCCATGCTAGGTAGCGCCGGTATTCAGGGCAGCCAGGCCGGTACCACTATGCGCAGTATCTTAAGCCGTATTGGTGGCTCCAGTACCGTTAAAGATTTAGGCGTTAAGACCGCCGATAAAAACGGCAATATGCGTGATCTGGTTGATATTCTAAAAGATATCAATGAGAAAACCGCCAAAATGGGTAACGTTGAGCGCGGGGCTATCTTTAAAAGTATCGCCGGACAATATGCCGTGACCGGTTTTGGTGTGTTGATGCACGCTGCCGGTAATGGCTCGCTCGATAAGATGCGCGGGCAGCCCGGTGAGTATGATGGCGAAGCGGCTCGCGTGGCTGCTACTAAGTTGGATAACCTGAAAGGTGACATGACAATCATTCATGCCGCCTTGGAAAACGTCAGCGTTGAATTATTTGAAAAAAATGACGCATGGCTTAGGTCAACAGCGAAAAGCATCACTGAATTTATGCATGGCGTGGCCGAGTTTCTCAAGGCTCACCCAAAAATCAGCCTGGGCATTGTGCAAGTGGGTACCGCTATCGCCATTGCTACCGCCGCATTTGGCGCACTGGCGATTGCCGTTGTCGGTATTTTGGGGCCGTTCGCGCTACTGCGTTTTACCACTTCCGTATTAGGCATCCGCTTACTGCCGCGCCTGTCGTTTGGTATGTCCAAACTGGCGAGTACCACACCCATCACCACCCAGCAGATCGGCAACTTTAGCCGCTCACTGATCACCTTGTCTAAAAATGGCGGTCAGTCGGCCATTGCCACCCTCAAAGGGCTGGGTAATGGGCTGGTTAATGTGGTGCGTTCACCGGTTAAATCCAGCATCAGCGGCTTTAAAATGCTGGGTAATGGGATTAGCTGGCTGGCTAAATCTCCGCTTAAGTTCCTGCGCTTTGCCCTTGGTGGCTTAGGTGGCATATTCGGGATCTTAATCAGTCCGATTGGCCTGATTGGTGCGGCTATCGCGGGCGCTGGCTTGCTGATTTACAAGTATTGGAAACCGATTAAGGCGTTTCTTGGTGGCGTAGTGGATGGCTTTATGCAAGCTGCCGCCCCAATCAAAGAAGCACTTAAACCGCTGGGGCCGGTATTTGACTGGATCGGCGATGCAGTTAAAAACGTGTGGAACTGGTTTAAAAAGTTACTGGAACCCGTGCAATCAACCACCGCGGATTTAAACAGCGCCGCCGATGCCGGTAAATCCTTTGGTCAATTCTTGGCTGATGGTATCAATCTGGCAATGACACCGCTTAAGTTATTAATATCATCAATTAAGTGGGTACTGGAAAAACTGGACGAAGTGAAGCAACGCTCCGAGAAAACCCGCGAACTGGCGCAGAGTAATCCGGCGGTAGCAGCCGCCGCAGGTAACTACGGTATCACATGGAAACCCGCCCCCAAGGGAAACAGCGCCGCTGATATCGCCGCGAAATATACCGGTGAATACGATAATGGCGGCTATATTCCGTTGGGTAAATTTGGTGTAGTCGGTGAGCATGGCCCTGAAATCATCAACGGCCCCGCGCAAGTTACCGGCCGCCGTAATACCGCCGCAATGGTGGTCGCAGCTTCGATGTTATTCAGTGGCTATCAAGCCGCCGCCGTGCCGCTGCATCCGTATAGTTTACCGGCGGCGCAGTACCGCAGTCACAATAACGGCCAATCCGGCAACCAACAGCAAAACCAAGTCAGCACTGGTGCGCCCATTATCAATATTTACCCGCTACCACAACATGACGCGCAAGATATCGCGCGCGAGGTAGCCCGCCAGTTAGCGGCCTATCAGCGCCAGACACAAAGTAAATCAAACCGCAGTTATCAAGACCATGACGACTAAGGAGTAATAACATGATGATGGCGTTAGGGATGTTTGTTTTTATGTTGCAAACCGTCCCCTATCAAGATTTTCAACATCAAATGGCATGGCGTCACCCGTCAAATGCGCGCATTGGCTTGCGGCCAATCAGTCAATTTTTAGGGCCAGATGAAGAGTCTATTACGCTATCCGGTGTGCTATACCCTGAATTGACTGGCGGCAAAATCTCACTAATGGCTTTGCAATTGATGGCTGAAACCGGCAAAGCTTGGTCATTGATTGAAGGGAACGGCGCTATTCATGGCATGTTTGTCATTGAGAATCTTAGCCGCACCAAAAGTATTTTTTTTAGCGACGGATCAGCGCGCAAAATTGAATTCACGCTCACACTAAAGCGCACCGATGAATCTTTAAAAGAGATGTTTGGTGATCTATCCCAGCAATTTGACGATATCGCTACTCAAATATCTGACACTGCCAGCGGATTATTATCATGACCATAATCGATAGCCTGTTAAATAACGGGCATAACGCGCCGGATTATTCTATTACCGTCGACGGCGTAGATAAAAGTAGCGGAATTAAAAAGCGATTAATGTCATTAACCCTGACTGATAATCGCGGCTTTGAAGCTGATCAGCTTGATATTGAATTGGATGATTCAGACGGTCAATTAGTGCTACCACGTCGCGGGGCAAAAATCGCGGTTGCGCTGGGCTGGCAAGGGGCGGCGCTAATTGATAAAGGCGTATTTACCGTGGATGAAATAGAGCACAGCGGCGCACCGGATAAGCTGACCATTCGCGCTCGCAGTGCGGATTTTCGTGAAACGCTGAATGTTCGCCGTGATCAGTCTTACCATAAAACCACTATTGGCGGGATCATTAAAATAATTGCCGAGCGCAATAAACTTACACCAACGTTAAATAAAGCCATGTCTGATTTAACGGTTGATCATATAGACCAAACCAACGAATCGGATGGTAATTTAATTACCCGCTTGGCGAAACAATATGGCGCTATTGCCGCCGTCAAAAATGGCAATCTGTTATTTATCAAACAAGGCCAGGCGAAAACCGCCAGCGGTAAACCGATACCAGTCATGACCGTTATCCGCAGTTTAGGTGACGGCCATCAATTTAGTATGGCTGACCGGGGCGCTTATACTGGCGTGGTGGCTAACTGGCTGAATACCCGCACCACTGAAAAACCGGCGGTTAAGGTAAAACGAAAGCGCAAGCGTAAAACAACCAGTACCGCCAAGCCCAAACAGCCAGAAGAGAAACAGGGTGAATACCTGATAGGTACCGATGAGAATGTGCTGACCTTGCGCACCACTTACGCCAGCAAACACAATGCACAGCGGGCGGCTAAATCCAATTGGGAACGGCTGCAACGGGGCGCGGCAAAATTCTCTATTCAGCTTGCCAAAGGCCGTGCGGATCTTTATCCCGAAGTACCGGTTAAAGTGACCGGATTCAAAAAGCAGATTGACGATGCCGACTGGACGCTAGTCACTGTTACTCACTCAGTGAGTGATACGGGTTTTACTACCGCGCTGGAATTGGAAGTAAAAATAGATGATTTGGACATGGAATGATGATTTTTAATCAATAGTCACGCATAATTATCATTAACACCGACCATAGTCGGGATGATACCGGAGTCCGGATCATGTTCAATTGCCCTTTATGCCACAGCGCAGCCCATACCCGTAGCAGCAGCCAGATCACCACCGAAACCAAAGAACGCTATCACCAGTGCATCAATGTGAATTGCGGCCATACCTTTGTGACGATGGAAAGTTTTATGCGTTCAATATCAAAGCCCGGTGAGATTAACCCGGTAATGCCTCACCCGCAAACTGGCGGGCAGGTAGTGATGTTCTGACCGTTAAATTAAATCCATCTTCTATTTTATAATCCTGCCTTTGGCAGGATTTTTTATTTGTAAGATAATTATAAGTATTAACGCATGTAACAAAAATTTACTATCAAGTTAAAGATGGAATGATAAACACAGAGAATGGGGCTAAGGATGAAAAAGAGAATTTTAGTGGCGCTTCTGATTGCTGGTTTTTCCAGCAGCGCAATAGCAGTAAAACTTAACGGAAAGTATCCAGTTTGCGAATCAGCGGACGCATTCGAACGCCTCTCGGCGATAATTCAGCATCAAGATGAGGCCGCCTTCAAAACGATTATGCAAACGGAATGTTTTATGCCAAAGGTCGCTATACCTGTAGATAAAGTTGTGACCATGGGTATTACGACAGGAGTGGCCCAAGTAAAGATTTACCACGAAGGCCAATTATTTGATCTCTGGACAAACTCTGAGAGCCTGAAAGCGGATTAAGGGCAGGTAGGGGGAGTATTGACGGAAAGCGCCCGCAAAAATGCGGGCGTTTTCATGTTATTAACGTACTATTGTAACTAGATGTGGTCAATGTGTGGACATTGATAGAAATTAATCCTTTAATTTCAGTTGCATAAGCTCGTATAAAGCCTAGCAGGTTGTTGGCTTTCTGCGAAATTGTGCAAAGATCTCTGATAGACTCAGAACCATGGTGTTCTCTATTTTATCCGTGTAAGTCGTTTCATTACGACACTTTCCTGAACGATTATCTCATTAATTATGGCAGACTGATGAAAGTAGTCACTCAAGTTGCAGAACAGCGTAAAACGCTGGAACAAGCTGTTGCACAGGCTTTGGAATTGGCCCGCGCGGGTTCTGATGCGGCTGAAGTTGCCGTCAGTAAAACCACCGGAATCAGCGTTAGCACCCGCTTTGGCGAAGTGGAAAACGTGGAGTTCAACAGCGACGGTGCGCTGGGAATTACCGTTTATCACCAGCAGCGTAAAGGCAGTGCCTCCACCACCGATTTAAACCCAGATGCGGTTGCCCGTACAGTACAGGCCGCATTGGATATCGCTCGTTATACCTCCCCAGACCCTTACGCTGGCCCGGCTGAAAAATCGCTGCTGGCTTTTGACGCGCCGGATTTGGATTTGTTCCACCCGAGTGATTTAGATGCAGAGCAAGGTATCTTGCTGGCCGCTCGGGCAGAACAAGCGGCATTGCAGGCTGACAAGCGGATTACCAATACGGAAGGTGGCAGTTTTAACAGCCATTACGGAATTAAAGTATTCGGCAATAGCCACGGGATGTTGCAGAGCTATTGCTCTAGCCGCCATTCACTCTCCAGCAGTGTGATTGCCGAGCATAATGGGGATATGGAACGAGATTACGCCTATACCATTGGCCGCCGAATGGAAGATTTAGCCAGCACGGAATGGGTGGGTGAAGAGTGTGCTCGCCGTACTTTATCCCGCTTATCGCCGCGTAAGTTGCCAACCATGCAGTCGCCCGTGCTGTTTGCCGCAGAAGTGGCAACTGGCCTGTTTGGGCATTTGGTATCGGCCATCAGCGGCGGCAATATTTATCGTAAATCCACTTTCTTACTCGACCATCTCGGCAAGCAGATTTTACCTGAGTGGTTGACGATTGAAGAGCATCCACATTTACTGCGTGGTTTGGCTTCGACGCCGTTTGACAGTGAAGGTGTGCGTACGCTGCAACGTGAAATCGTCAAAGATGGGGTGCTGCAAACCTATCTGCTGACCAGTTATTCTGCCCGTAAATTGGGGCTGCAAAGCACCGGACACGCCGGTGGCATCCATAACTGGCGTGTTGCCGCTCAGGGGCAAGATTTTGCTGGGATGCTCAAGCAACTGGACAAAGGTTTGGTGGTGACGGAGCTGATGGGGCAGGGGGTTAGCACCGTGACCGGTGATTATTCCCGTGGCGCGGCCGGTTTTTGGGTTGAAAACGGCGAGATTCAATATCCAGTCAGTGAGATAACCATTGCCGGTAATCTGAAAGATATGCTGCGCAATATCGTGAGTATCGGCAGTGATATCGAAACCCGCAGTAACATTCAATGTGGCTCGATTTTATTACCCGTCATGAAGATTGCGGGCGAATAATAACCCTTTTGTCATTTTCTCCTGTCCGTTAAAAATACGGGTAGGAGAAGAAATAGATAAGATCTTATAATTCCTTCCCTTTGTAGCGCGGCGATTTTTTTGCATAGATTAACGACCATTCTTGCATAAGGCCGCCGCGCTACAATTGGAGTAGAAAAGGTGGATTTTGTTCGAGGTTATTGACAAAGTGCCCGCAACGGTGAAAACAAGTAGATCGTAAAGACGCCGTATTCCCTTTGTAAAAATAAGCGTCCCTGATGGTTCGAGCCGCCATATATGGACGCTCCCAATAAACCAAGTGTTTTTTCTTGAAAATAGCGCTCAGGTATTGCAGCCATATATCCGGTTTCTTT